AATTTGCCGCCCTTGCTTTTGCCGCTTTTGCCCGCCCGTTTCTTTCCGAGCCGCTCATACCTCTCATTGCTCCGTTCCTGTCCAGCCTGTACAGCCTTTTCGTACCCAGGCGGCGCCAGGTGCGGGCAGCGCTCAAAGATCTCCGTCCAGTTCAGCTCGCTCAAAATGGCGCGTTCATCAGCTTGAAGGCATCCCAGGCACCCAGCCATTCGAGCAAGCACTCGTCTGGCTCGCTCTTGATTAGTCGATACCGCCCAGGTCCTGATACCAGCGTGTAGCAGCTATCGACCGTCAGCTCCGGATGGTGGTCGATCAGCATCGCCAGGTACCCGCCCAACTGCGCCTTCGCAGGCTGCCGCTGGCTGACCGCCTTGTCGCTGCCGACGGTTTTCAGATCACCCAGAGCGAGCTTGCCGCTGCTGGTACGAACCAAGAAATCAAAGCTGCCGCCAATCCCCTTGCGCGGATCGCAGAGCCGATACTCCACCGCCACCGCCTCGCTCTCGGTCAGCAGCCAGCATTCATCCAGCTCGTCGGTCCAGTCCTTGAACTCGTCCTTCCAGAGGATGCCGCCCTTCAGCAGCGTCTCGCAGTAGGTATGGACGGCGTTGCCCCTAGGCTCCCAGATATGCCGGGTTTCAGCGAAGCGACGCTCCGCAGCCGGATCAGATGGGCTGGCGATCTTGGACACGCTGAACGGCATCCACCGCCCCTTGTACCGATATCGGTGCAGGTCCTCGAAAAACTCCAGGTCGGCGATCGGGTCGAGCAACTTGCCAGCTCCGCAAAGGTGCTGTAACTTAGCGCCGTTTCAGCGCTTTTTCAAGCCATGGCAATTCCAGGCACGAAGGGGGTCACCATCCGAATCGCACACGAGATTCTGGAGCGGATCGACGCCCTTCAGCCCTCTCACCTGACCCGCAAAGCCTTTGTGAACGAGATCCTCGACCAAGGCGTCAAGCGACTCGAAAAGGAGGCAAGACAAACCAAGTAGCCCTTGCCAAAATAAAAAGCCCCGGCGCGACCCGAGGCTCAGAAACCGTTTCTTGCCCCGCAACTTTACATGAGAGCCACAGTCAAATCCAGCGGCTTTGCAGTAATTCCATACCGCTTAATGGACACCCATCCTGATTACAAGGTCTGGGGTGTTTATGCGTGCTTGCATCGCCACGGCTGGAACTCTTCGCAAGGCTGCTTTGCATCGGTGCCAACGATTTCGCATGAAACCGGCATCTGCGAAAAGGTCGTACAACGCACCCTTTCTGCACTCGTTCAAACCGGCTGGGTTGAGGTTGAACTGCGCCCAGGGCGGACCACCGTCTACCACATCCGCGTGGACCACCCGGAGCAAAAAAGACTGGGGTCAAAAATGACCCGGGTCAAAAATGCTCCGGGTACCCCCGGCAAAAATGCTCCACCTACCCGGAGCAAAAATGCTCCACTAACAAGAACCCATGAACAAGAACCCATTAACAACAACCCACTCTTAAAGCTGCAAACCGAGTTTGCAGCCGTGTCAGAGCCCCCAAAGCGCAAGCCCAAGGCAAAAGGCAGCGAAGCCTTCGAGCGCTTCTGGAAGACCTACCTTTCCGCACCCATCCGTGCCACCAGCCAGTCCAAGCCCAAAGCCCTTAGCCAGTGGCAGAAAACGATCCGGACCGAAACCGAAGCAGACCTGCAGAAAGCCCTTGAAATAGAGATCGCTCACCAGCAAGCAGCCGGTGACGCTTTCGTCAGCCCGCTTCCCGATTGCTTCCGTTGGCTTCGGGACGAGCGCTACGCCACCGTCAACGACAAGCCTGCCGGGCAGCAGCCTATTAACCACGCGACCTACGTCTTCTGATGCTTCCGCTTTACGACCCAGGCAACAAAGGGAAGTGCGTTCACCAAGTTTTCGACAACAAAGAACGCATATCACCCAAAAACGTCTACCGCATCGCTACCTCCGCGATGTTCAGCGAAACCGAGCTTGGCGAGGTTCGCTTTCACTACAGCCCTGTCAACAGCGAACACGCTATTGGCATGTACGACAAAGAGGGCTACTACTGCACCTACTGCCCACCAATCCCCGGTGCCTCCGGCGCTCGCGCCCTAGGTCGCTGGGTCCGCCATCCCTGGGCGGAAGAAGAACGCCAACGCCTCGAAGCCTTCGACTGATGCCTACCCAACGCCTTACCCGCCTCTCGACTGAAGAGGGCGCACGGACTATTCTCCGCCGCATGATCGACGCCGGGCGCTGCACCGTCGAAGATCTCGACAAAGCGCCACCTGGGCACATCAACCCGCAGGCGTACCGCAACCTGATGCAGGACATCGCACCCCAGCCGAGGGTCGAAGTCGTTAGCCCCCGTGACCTCCCGACGAAAGCCCCCGAAGAACCGCTGCCCTTCTGAGATGAGCAAGATCGAAGTCAGGGTCTATCTGACCCCCGAGGAGCGCGATCACATCGACGCTCAGGCGAAGGCGCTGAACCTAAACCGCTCGCAGCTGATGCGTCTGCGAGCCCTAGGAGACCCTGCACCGGGCGTTAAGCCCTCTGCGCCGCCCATCAGCCTGCGGCAGTACCAGAACGCCGTCCTAGCCGCTCTGAGAGCGTCTAACGGCTCCTGCTCGCGCCCGATCGTCGAAGCCATCACCGCCGCTGTCCTTTGTTCCGTCCATGAACCACCTAACAAACAGCCAAGCCCAAGCCCTTCTCAAACTGTGGGATGACTACTACCTAGCTCTGTACCAAAAGATCAATGACCCAGAGCCCCCGCGAGCGCCTGAACCACTTGGTCGAGTCAGCCGCTACCTCCGTCCAGCCGACCTTGGAAAACTTGCCTGATGGCTGCGTTCGCGTCTGCATCGGCACCAACTGCGGGGTCGTTTCGTCACATCACCTCGTTGAACCAAAAATCAATCAGCTCCGTCGCCTTCAATAACTTTTATCCTTCTTGTACTCTTTAAGCAGGGAAGAAATACTTCAGTGTCGGGGCGATCGACTGCAGCCGAAACAGAATTCAGAGTCAACACCGTTTATGGGCTTCTCGTAGACGGCAGATCACGCTCTGACATCCTGCAATTCGCGGCAGATAACTGGCGCGTCTCTGTTCGCTCTGCTGATACCTACATCGAGCGCGCTCGTAAAAAGATCGAAGAAGACTGTGAGCTCTCGCGCCCACAATTCCTCGCTGAAGCCCTCGCTGGGCTCCGTTCAATACGGATGCAAGCTGAAAAGCGTGGGCAAATGCAGGTCGCTATCAATGCCCTGCGTCTGCAAGCTGAACTCATTGGCTTGACCAAGTGAGCCTCCTAGACGCCTGCCCTGGCGGCAAACTCCTAGAGCCGCCTGTGCCCGTCACCGAGGTCACTGATCTTTCGCCTTTGACCTCTCAGCTCATCAATAGCCTCACGCCTCCGCAGCGCGAGGTCTGGGACTCCCCAGAGCGCTTCAAGCTCCTTTGCTCTGGTCGTCGTTTCGGTAAGACCTATCTCTGCATTGCTCGCCTTGTCGCTTGGGCAATTGAAAACCCCGGCAGCCTTTGCTGGTACGTCAGCCAAACCTATAAATCCTCCAAGCAGATCGCATGGCGTCAGCTCCGCGCCATGGTCCCGCCAGAGGCATATTCCAAAAAGAACGAATCTGAACTCAGCCTTGAACTTGTCAATGGCAGCGTCATCTCGTTAAAGGGCGCCGAGTCAGCCGACAGCCTTCGTGGCGTGAGCCTTAGCGCGTTGATCATCGACGAGGCTGCTTACGTTAAGCAGGAAGCCTGGGACATGGTCCTGCGTCCTGCTCTCTCAGACCAAGGCGGTCCAGCTTGGTTTATCACCACCCCTGCCGGGCTCAACTGGTTCCACGACCTTTGGGAGCAAGCCCAGGGTCAAGAAGACTGGCGAACTTTCTCCTACACAACCATCCAAGGCGGCAATGTGCCTGCCGATGAGATCGAAGCAGCACGCCGCACGCTCGACGAGCGCACCTTCCGTCAAGAGTTCCTCGCTAGCTTCGAGACCCTCGCCGGACGCGTCTACCCTGACTTCAGCGATGACAACATCTCCGAAGATGTCAAAGACACCGGCGGAGAAATCTATTGGGGCACTGACTTTAACGTTGGTATCATGGCTGGCGTTTTGGCTTCTCGTGTCGGTGATACTGTGCACATCTGGGATGAACTCGCTGTAAAGCAGTCCAATACCGATGAAGTCTGCCAACTCCTTAAGGAACGATTCCCGGACCGGCGAATTATTGCTTATCCAGATCCAACAGGGAGCGCCCGCAAGACATCTTCGGCGGGTCGCACCGACCACGACATCATCCGCCGATACGGCTTCCAATGCATCAGCCCACGAGCACCCTGGGCAGTAAAAGACAAGATCAACTCAACCAACTGGATGATCCGCACTGCCGATGGTCAGATGCGTCTGTTTATCCATCCGCGCTGTAAGCACACGATCAAGGCGCTTAAGAATGTCTGCTTCAAAGAAGGCGCGACTGATTACGTCATCGACAAGTCAGCCAATATCGAGCACTGGACAGACGGTCTCGGCTATCTAATCCTTGGTGCCTTCAACCCGATGTATATGCAGTCTGGTAAAGGAACTGGCATCAGGGTCTACTAGCCTTGCTAACTACAATGCAGCAAAGCTGAGAGAACAGAGACGTGTACA